GTTCTCCCACCCACACGCCTTGGGAACGCGTGTGGTCATCCCGTGTTAACCAGAGCATCGAGTAGGTTAGCATCTACTACACGGGAACCGGAGGTAGCTTCGGCTTGGGTGCGCGTTGGAGGAGCAAATCCCAGAGTCTCCAGGGACTTAAAACCTGGCAAGTGGAATCTTGACCTTTCTCGGAGTGTATCCGCAATACACATTTATTCCTTTTTAGATCAAGTATGCAGCACAACCAATCATTTTACGAAGTACCATGTGAAGTGACAGGGTTGTCCCCCTGGCAAAGGTTTAAAAGGTTTATTGTAGGACCTTTTAAATGGTGTTGCATTGACGCGACTGATGAGCAGGATTTCAGCTATGATGTGTCAATTAGGCGTGAGGTTAACCGTGAGTTTTTGCGCAAGCCTAAGTCAAGGTATTTGCGTTATGATGATATGGTTGGTACTGATGCCGTGATTGATGCAATGTTGGAAACTGCATCTGGTGGGTATGATTTAGGTATCATGCCCATTATCCGCGATGCGAATCGTGGTGTGACGCGTACTATTCGCGGGTGGCGCGAATATTTTGGGCGTCTTAACATCGATGTTGGGCTGCCACATGAACCAGAGGATGGCGGAGATGAGCCAGTTGAATTTGGTTTGATGGTCGAGCGGTATCCAAATTGGTTGGGTGTTGACCACGAGGACTACGCGAAGGTCGTTCCTCGGTTTGCGGCTGCAGTGGCTATCGACTTGCGTAGTCGATTAGGCCCGCTGCCTTATAATGAAGCGAACCTCCTTTTGGTGCAGAGGAAGTACCTGGAGGTTTGCCGCAACCGCGGTGTCCATCGGACTGACGTGGTGGCTCATGAGCAGTATGTCATTAATGTTTTCTTTGGTGACAAGCTGTTCGAAAGGGTTGCCACAGTCCGTACCAGGCTCCCTGGTTGGCTCAAATGGGCTTATGACGTGCCAGATGTGGATCGTCGAGGCCCAGTGGCTTGCTAGGGACGCCCGGTTGTGGTGTATGGGTCCTCCACTGTTGTGTCCTCCGAATTGCGAGATCAGAGGGCACTGGTGAAAGGATCGTTGTGCGTACGCCGCAACGGGCAGTCGGCAAAACGTCGCAAGTATGTTGTTCTTGCGGGGTTTGGCCCAGATCACAACCTGGGTGTTTACGATAACAACGTTGATACAATAGAGCGGGCCTTTACAGAACGGTACTTTCTGTGTAAAGATGGTGGGTCTTTTCGGCCCGCTCTTCGTGTCAAATCTCAAGTTTATAAAGCTGTGAGCTTGGGACTGTTCAGGGAATCCGTTATGGCAAACATGCCACGCCTCCCCATGTTATCCCGCGCGCAAGTCGTTGCGGCATATCGTGGTTCGAAACGCCGTGTGTATGAAAATGCTCATAAGGACCTCCTTGAAAGTCCCATTCATAAGCGTGATGCTAGGCTCACGTCGTTTGTTAAATTTGAGAAGCAGGATATTGGCAAGGCCCCTAGGTGTATTAACCCTAGGTCGCCACGATATAACCTCGAATTAGGTAGGTTTCTTAAACATGCCGAGAAGCACTATTTTAAGGCCATTAATTTGGCATATGGTGCGCACACTCCCGCTACCGTTATCAAGGGTGTGAATGCAGACGTTTCTGCCTGTATTTTACGAGCCAAATGGGATAGGTTCACAGATCCAATTGCTGTTGGACTAGATGCTTCTAAGTTTGACATGCATGTTAGTGTTCCTGCTCTCAAATATGAGCATTCCTATTATGTGAGTTTGTTTCCCAGGAGCAAACTCCTTAGGAGGTTGCTCAAGTGGCAACTGTTTAATGGTGGTGTTGCGAGGGCGCGTGATGGCATCGTCAAGTTTGGTATTGAGGGTACCCGTTCATCGGGGGATCTCAATACTAGCTTGGGCAATTGCATTCTCATGTGCGCTCTCGTGTGGAGTTATTTGCGCACTATACGAATTGACGCTGAACTCGCCAATAATGGTGATGATTGTGTAGTGTTTCTCGAGCGCAGAGACGAGGGTCGATTCCGAATGAACTTGTGCCGATGGTTCCGCAAACGTGGCTTTGATATTAAATTGGAGCCAACTGTATGCGAATTTGAACATGTGGAATTTTGTCAGACCCGTCCCATACAACTAAGCACAGGATGGCGGATGGTGCGTAACTTATCCGCCGTCCTTACTAAGGACCCAATGTGCTTAGTACCTGTACCCAATAGTCGCGTCCTCCGCAAGTGGCTGGACGCCGTGGGTACGTGTGGTGGTGCGCTTTGTGGTGGAGTGCCTGTGATGGGTGCTCTTTATGCATGTTTTAAACGTCATGGTTTACCATGTGGGAAACTAATTGAAGAGGTATATCGTAACCGTGCCCAGCTCCAGTTAAGTGTGGGATTGAAACAGGCAGAGGTAACGGCTGTTGCAAGGGTTTCGTTCTACTATGCGTTCGGTGTGTTGCCTGATGAGCAGGTGGCACTTGAACGCTGGTATGACGGAATTGTTATAGATTGCAATTTGCCAGTAGGGATTGAAAGGCAGGACCTTCATTCCCTTCCTGGGCCTAATGCTGTTTTGTCCGACATATTAAACTGGCAGCATGGTTAAGAAGTCCAAACGAACTGTTGTGGTGCGTCCGCCACCATCACGTAGAAAGCGGAAGGAACAGCAGGAAATAACCAGGCTTGGAGCTGCTTTACGATCTCTTGGATCTTTGGGTGGCTCAGCGGTTGGTGGCCTTGTTGGCATGCCAAGCGCAGGGTCGAGCGTGGGGCATAATTTAGGTGCCGCCTTGTCACGCTGGCTTGGTTCTGGTGATTATGAAGTATCGCGCAACTCTTTGGTCACTAGGGCATCGACTGGTATTCCAGCGATGCATAAAACTGACCAAAAGATTGTTGTGCGTCATCGCGAGTTTGTCGGTGAAGTTAGGTCTGCAACTAGTTTCACTGTTCAAAGCTCCTACTCCATTAATCCAGGGTTGACTACGACATTTCCTTGGTTGTCTCGGGTTGCGTCTGTGTATCAGACTTATGCCATAAAAGGGATGGTTTGGCATTATGTACCGACTAGTGGATCTGCGATATCAGGAACCAACAATGCGCTTGGTTCCGTCATGTTGCAAACCTCTTATCGGGCCAACGATTCTCCTCCATCATCTAAATCGGAACTGCTCAACGAGTACTGGTCTTGTGAGTCAGTTCCATCGGAATCGTTTTGCCACCCCATTGAGTGCGCCCCAAAGGAGAACCCGTTCCAGGTTCAGTATATCCGGAACATGAAGGTTCCAGAAGGAGATAATGTCCTTCTTTATGACCTTGGCGTTACTCATGTTGCAGTTAGTGGCATGCAGGCAAATGATGTCGTCGTGGGAGATTTGTGGGTTACGTATGAGATTGAGCTTAGCAAGCCAATGGTGTCTAGTAATGTCACCTCTGAGTCTGCTATGTTAGCCCAATTGTCATACAATTCTCCCACCACGGGTGATGTCTTTGGTGCACAGACGGCCAATACAGGCAATATTCCTATTTCCGTCTCGAATCGAACTATCACTATACCACGCGGATATTGGGGCACGTTCTATTTTTACGTCATCTTTACTGGTAGTGGATTGTCCGGCGTGAATATGACCGGTGCTGTATCTGGTCTTTCAAATTGCGCGGTTTTCCCTATCTTTGATGACGGGGTCAATCTCACCAATAGGTTTGAGATGAACGTTGCTTCCGCTAGTGGGAGTGGTGCTACTGTGTTTGCTACAGGCATTGTGAAGAATAACCGTGATGCGGTTGCAGCCTTCACTCTGCCTCCTTACACGGCCACCATTGGTCCCACTACTACGAGACTCCTCGTGTATGGTGTGCAGGAATTGTAACCATAACCTTTCGTGCGCTACCTACAATTTTAAAACTCGCAAATAAAAATTAGAAAACAAAGCTATGAACTATCAGGCAACTCATTGTTGTGGGAGGTAAGGGTCTGAACCTCCTACATGGACAGGCAATGTTTCGCTCAGACCGGTGGCTAGTAGTAATAAAATCCATAAACAAGCTTTTCCTTTTAAAGTAGCGCTGTCTTGGGGGTCCAGCCTCAATGAGCAGTGGGTAACCACATTAGAATCTGGAATATGCTCTCGAAATCTTCGG